ATGTACCTTAGGGCTATGGAGTGGGTTTAGATGAACACTATAACTACAGCACTATCTTTCTTAAGGAATCACGCAGAAAACATTTTGAATGAAAAGTTCTATAACTTCGATCATTATACACTCTCAGTTAGTTTTCTAGAATAAATGTTCAATGATTATTGCTATTATTATAAAATTAACAAGTAAACAGGTGAACCTGATTAATTAGTTAAAGCCATAGAACATATAGCTAAATCCGGTTTCAAATATGAAATACCTGTTATTCGACAAACATTGTTTAACAATTACGGTAAATTTGTTAATTTCTGTCCAGAGCAAGTCAAACTGACTGAAGATTTTATGAAGGGGATAGTTGACAAGTAATACCTTTATAGCTCTAATCGATTAGATACTTTTATCAACTTTTTTAAAAGGTAGAAATAGTTATCTGAATATATTCCCCCTCACCAAGACAATACCGAAATAACTCCTTATTCTTTGCCACTTGTTAATATACCGGCATAGTATAACTATATTCCTATAATATAGAATACACTACATGGCAATATTGTGTAATACGTAGCTTAAGAAGTCGTCTATCCTTAACCTAAGCATAAAGACATCGTACTATAGTACACCTTGGATACTATGGAAGTACAAAAAGTAGAGGGCTACGACTATAAAATAAGGAAAAAGAAGTTAGAAGATTTCACATACCCTATGGTTACATAAGATAACGTTCTGACTTCATCAGTTTAATACACTAAGTGTTTTAGCTCAAACGGAGCATAAATAGGCCTAGCATAATTGAAGAAGGAGCTAAGAGATGGAGTAAAGGATAATAAGGATACTATACTTTATAACCCAGGAGTACGTAACCCAAACCCCATTATGAAACCAAAGTATGTTGATTAAACTTCATACTCAGCTTTCTTAGCTTTGACTTAACGTTGTGACTAACGACTTTGTACCCCTAATAAGACAGTATTAGCTGATTTTAAAAGGTATTGTTCAGATAAAAGGGAAGCCTTTAAGGACTAATTATCCTTAATGACTAAATTTACAGTCTAGGATTATATCGCATAAATATTAGATTCCAAAAAAGCAAAGTATTATGCGACTTTATACTAATAAGAAAATTAAGGTGAATTAAAACATATGACTTACTTTACACCATTTTTGAAAACAGGAGAGTCATTGTTTGGCCCAGTATCCAGCGTAAAAGGAAGATTAATCTGGGATCCACCGGCTTGGATTAAAGTACCATTAGGCGTTGTTAATTACAACTTATTACAGTGTATAAAACACGGAGGCCTAAAATAAATATTCTAGAGACAAGACCATGCTCTCGGAATCAACATGGAATAACTAAGCAATTTACTAGTGAACAATGTGTTGTTTCCTTCATAGAAGTTTATGTGGGATGGTTCTAATCATGATTCACAAATTACATATGAACTAAAATAAATCTTTCATACACCTGTGGTGGTATGGTTTCTAGAAAATTATGGTACGTAGGTAGGATTAAAAGCTAATGTAATTGTAGACCTGATAAGATTTTTGAAATAACCAAAATTCTAATATCGAATGTACTATTAAAAGAGAATTGGCAAATAGATACGTCTAATGATCATAGTATACGTCACCGATTAAGTACTTTCAGGTCTTACAACTGAAACCACCTACAATAATACTATTCTAATGATGGCAATCTTGAGTTATATTATGGACACAGCCCAACTATAAGTGGACCTCATGGCTAGGGGTTTCCACTTGGGAGATGATGGTCTAGAGTGTGTGTTTTATCCAGATGCTAAGATCTTTGAGCAAATATTCCGGATGTATATAGCTGTCGGAACACAGCGATTTAATTATGGACTTGGGTATTACGTAAAAAGTTTGGAACAACATCCATTCTTTTTTGAGTTTTTATCAAAACATGGAGTAGTTATACCTGGTTCAGCATACCTCAAAAGACCTAATTTGCGTTTTTTAACAGGGGCAAATTACACCCGAACTGAAATAGGTAAGAACCTAACGGCGGGTGAATTTAATTATTGTGTGTCCACTTAGTTATAAACTTAAACAGTCGACCCATTTCAAAAATCATATATTGAGTGGCGGTTTAAGAATCTTCCTCATTTAAAAGGGAAATAAATTTTAGATGCTGATTTTATGTATAAAGGTTTACTTCATTATTACCAAGATGAAACCAATAGCGATGCTCGACAACTCTATTATAATTTAACTTATCAACCTACTAAACCATATGACAATAGTTACGAATGTGTTAATGATTTGAAAGAACATGATAAGTTAGTTTAAGGTTGTTAGGCAGAAGACCTAAGCGCTCATAAATTGAGAATAAGTTGTTTGACGTGCAATACCAAACAATTTAGTATCAGCAATCACAAATTCATGGA